ATATCGGGCATGAGGTCGGGCTTGCCTGTCTTATGGACATCTCGATCGACATCGATGGCGCGAACCACCCCTGTCTCTGGATCAGGGTTGTGATCACTAGGACGCGCTGAATGACGGAGGTCACCGATCCAGCCATCGGAACGCCGATCACGATCTGGGAAGGTGTCATCGAATTGCTCGCGTAACTGTTGTCCTGCCTTACACAATACGGGTTTCACAGGTAGCGCACTCCCATCGCTTTAGATCGTTAAGCAATAATTCTTCATGACCGCATTCTGGCATCGGTGGAATAAAAGCATCATCAATCGGATCGTATGTATAACCAATGCCTGCATAGTTATAACGAATGTTGTTATTATAGCTAGTGCGCTTGCAGGCTTGGCCTCGGTAATTTCCGTACCAAGTTTCAGGGTCAAGTCCTTCAATCAATTCTGTTTCGTCAATGCCTTTAATGACTTCTGTGACAATGTTAGTTTCATCTAAGAATGCGTAGTATGCCATTATACCCAGCTCACATTTCCTGTGCCTGCCGTGATTGTTGTGATCTTGTCTGATCCACTTGTTGAAGTTGAACCTGTTAGACCAGCACCGACAGTAATTGTAAAAGTGTTTGGATATTTAAGAATAACAACGCCAGAACCACCGTTAGCACCGTTGCCATCGACATTAACGCCTTGACCGCCGCCACCGCCGCCGCCGCCAAGGTTGTCTGTGCCTGGAGTACCGTTTGCGCCTGTTGTATTACTAGAGGCTCCACCTGCTCCGCCGCCACCTGATCCACCTGCACCACCTGCTACAACTGGCGCGCCGCCACCGCCACCGCCACCGCCTGCGCGAGTTACCGATGTTCCTGTAATTGAGTTGGCTGAACCTGCACCACCTGCGCCAGCGGCGGATGGAGTTCCTGCGCCGCCTGTTGCACCTGCGCCGCCGCCACCGCCACCGTTAAAGTTGGATACATTTGCTGCGCCGCCAGCGTTGCCTTGACCAGAAGGTGAAGCCGCGCCGCCTGTGCCTGCTGTGCTTGCCCATCCACCGCCGCCACCTGATCCACCATCGCGACCATTATTTGATGAATTGCTTCGACCGCCGCCACCGCCGCCAGTCGATGTACTACTGTTAAAGTTTGATGCAACTCCATTAGTTGTTGTTGATGTTGATGCTATTGCACCTACACCGCCTGCGCCAATGGTTACATTATAATTTGTTGATAGATTGACTGTCTGAGAAGTAAAGTATCGATAGCCACCTGCGCCGCCGCCACCGCCTGTGCCCTTACCGCCACCGCCACCGCCTGCGATTACTAGATAATCAATAGTGGCAGTTGTCGGAGCAACTACTGGCGCGCCGAAAACGCTAATTATGTTGTTGAGCATTACCCAATGGCTCCGACGATGTACCAAGTGTCTGTGCCTGTCTTGATGCAGGCTGCTGTCTTATATTGAGCAAGGGTAGGAGCGGCAGGAGCAGCTCCAGCTGAGAGAACTGTAGTAGTGCCAGAAGTAACGGCAGAGATAGTGCAGAGCCCAACGCCTTCGTTGAGGATCGTGATAACAGACCCGACAGGGATCGCGGCTGAAGCGTTAGTAGGAATCTTTAGAGCAATGGCTGTGGCCTTGTTCATAGGCACTAGAACCTGATAGGAGTCAGCAACGGTGAGGGTGTAGTCAGATGTCTGATCTGCCTTGATCTCGAAAGTCACTAGGCCGTTATAGTCTGCGGCTGTAAAGATGTCGCCTGTTGATGCTGGAAAGCCTGTTGCCATTGTTTATCTCCTAGTATCCCATAATGGATTGTCCGATTATACCGTATGTACTCGATCCCAATATGAATCCTTCTACTATTGGCTCAAGTGTTGTTACTGTGCATTTCATTGAATTAGGGGTGATGTCCCATGCTAAGCCCTGCACCTGCAAAGTCTTGACGATTGTCGAACCATTTTCCTGCACATTGGTGATCTGTAGATTATCAAAGTAATCGAGGCCGATCATTGTGTCTGTAGGGACTGCCGTGTCTAATAGATCGACTGTCATCGCATCAATTCTGATTGAAGTCTCGGCTCTAGTGGCGACGTAGATTCGAGCGATGTCTAAGACTTGAGCATCTGTCTCAGGGATCATCTCTGTCAGAGTAGTGCCATGAGGGAAGTACTTAGCCGACGAATCAACATTGGCCACTACTTGAGCCGTGCCACCTAGGCGTGTCATGCTGGCCTGATTGATAATGAGTTTGTCATCAAAGGCATAACGAAGATCTGAATATGGGATCCCAGTAGTCTGATTAAACTCAATCGGTGTAGCCGCTAGAGAACCCACGACATCGTTGCGATCCTTAAATTCTGCGGTGCCATCGGTACGGATAAAGAATGCGCCCTGCTCTGCGAACTCGGCCGCCTTGAGGGCTTGCAAGGATGTGCGAGCTGTAGCGGGATCGGCTTGAACTGTCGTCGAGCCTGTGTCTGTGATTCGCATCGATGTAGGGAATGAGACTTGATCTAGGATTTTTGTGATGCGTGTGCCAGTAGTCTGACCCGCTGTGGCGCCCGTCACACTTGCTATGTTAGCCATCTGAAAGAGTCTAAAAGCATCTGAACAGACGATGTCCACATAGCCTAATTCTTGACCAGTTGGGAAAGAGTATTTGTAGGAATCGACATAACCTGAGAATAAGAAGTGCTGAGTGGTTGGAGTAGTAGCTGCGACTCGGACTTTGCGTAATGGAGTCAGGTAGCCAAAATAGGGTGAGGATGTGTTCTGAGGGTTGAATGCGCCTGTCTCATCGATTACTCGGACAGTACATGTGCCCGTCTCGTAGGTGTCGCGCATGATACTTCTTCCGCGCTGAATCTTAATTGATCGAGTAGTGCTACTCAGATCGACTACAGGATCAGGGACTTCCGTTGCAGCGAATTGAGATACGCCGATGACGCCGTTAATAGGATCGCCAATAGTGAACGGATAGCCGAAGGTCGCACCTTGGCTAAAGTCGAACGAAACCGAAATGGTGGCAGGTAGGGTCATTTGATTGAAGGTGCCCCACGCCCGTTGTATCGGCTCACGTCGCTGAAAGTACCTGAGAGAGACTGATTGACTTGAGTGTTAGTGATCGCTCCACCTACTACGTCACCGTCAAGAACTACCTGTACGTTAACAATGGCGTCGGCCGTTGCACCAGCGCCTATAGCTGAGAGACCTAAATAGTCGCCAGATGGTCGGCCTGTGATTCCTGCGGATCCCTGTTTCATATACTCAGGCACATTGAAATTGGGAACTTGCTCTCCATATGGGAACTTGGGCTCGGTGATAGGAGCGGTGACACTTGGAGGCATTACTGGGCCCACAAATGTAGGTGGTTTCCAATTACGATAAGGGTTTGGAGCTTCAGGGGTTGCAAGTAGTGCAGCGTTAAGGGCATTTTGTCTTTCAACTGCTGTGGTCAGTTGGGCTGAAAGTTTCAAGGCTGCAGACTCGTTTTTATCTAGTAAGGCTAATTGGAGATTCAAGGACAATTTGTCAGTTTCGCTGATCTGTCCTTTAAGCGCAGCCTCAATACCAATACGCTCTAAATCTATAGTCTTTGATGCTTTACTCAAAGCAACCTGTTGCTTCTGCAGTAATAATGCTTTTCTCTGTGCATCTAAGATTGCTTTTTGCCTTCTAGCAGCATCTATTTCAGCCCTTTTACGGATATCAGCTTGCTTCTGTAGAATAGAAGGATTAGTAATGTTGTTGCTTAAAACAGTTGTTGCGTTCTGCGCTGGATCAAAGATAGCTGCCGCTCTAGGATCTGCTTCACCATTTGGCCCAAACTTGTACGTCGGTAATAGTTTGATAAATCTAATAAATCTGGAAACTGAGCCGATTGCATTGGATATGCTTTGAGCGACAGAATCTATTTTATTAACGAAGTCAGTTACATCTTTAGACTCGGTCAGGGTTATCATGGCATCGATAAGACCTTGCCCGATTGTTTCTTGTGCTTCGCCAGCCGCGACGGAAAGCAATGACATCTGACCTGCATAGGTGCCTAATTGCGCGGCGTTAGTGCCACCAAATAACTTTTCTAATTTTGCCTGAACATCAACATAACTAGCGGTGGTCAATTCTGCCTGAGTTAAACCTAAGTTATATTTTCTTAATCCTCTAGTATTGCCCGTGTATGCTCGACCCAAATCTTGAGCGACTGTAGAAAGATCGATTCCCGTGCCAGCAGATACATCGATCGCCTGTGCCAGCATTTGTTGAGACTTTGTGACTGAGCCCGTTATCTGCAAAAGGGTCTGCATCGACGGCCTAAGCTCAGAATCTGTGACTCCTGAAAGCCTAGAAAGTTTTCCAATGTAATCTTCTATAGCTGGTGCCTCAAAGGCTAGTCCTAAATTCTTAACAACCTGAGTCAGACGAGTGACTTCTTTTTGATCTTCTATAAATGCTTTAGCCGCGTTCTTACTAAATTTTAATAATTGGGTCGCGCCAAAGGTCAGCGCAAGTTGTTTGCCTAATCTTTTTACGCTTTTGTCTAAAGTGCTAGTGGCTTTGTCAGCATCCTTGAAAGCCTTCTTACCCTTAAATTCGCTGACAATGTCAGCCCGTAACTCAGCCATTTACTCATTGCCTTTCGCGTTAAACTTAGCGGCGGCCTTTTGTAGCGCCTTAATTACTCCAGCTTTAGCTTTACCTTCATCTTCTTTGTAAGCCTTAAACATGGCTCGGCCTTGCATCTTCCCTGATCCTGTAAGTGTGCCCTGTAGGCGTGGGGTGAACTTTCCTGAGTTGCCTGACTTGCGTCCAGCGGTCTCAAAGATTGCTCCACCAGCGGTCTTATTGTGAATTGATACTGTAGAAATCCAACCTTTACGATTAGGTTTAGTAGGTGTCAATTTATAGCCAACGCCTCGACGAACTAGGCTGGCATCGTATTTAGGGAATTGACCAGGCTCGCTAGTGCCTACCCAGCCCGAAGGCATTGCAGAATTGGCAGGCATATAGCCACGAGCCTTCTTGACCAATGGCTTTAGGAATCCAACCATCTCGTCACGAGTTTCTTTATCTAGATCAGGCGAGAATTGTTTCAGAGCCTTACGAAGCGCATTAGCGCCTTTTAGCTCTGTAGGCATCGCTCTGCTCCTTCGCTCGGTCTTTCAACGCTTTCAGTAACATCTGTAGCATTGATGAATCTAAATCAATTAAAGATTGTGGAGGGATAGCCGTCTCAATGCTCAATCGAGCGATGAGATAGTGGATGCTATCCCTGCCTAGGCCAAAGGGTCAGACTCTGCAACCTCTACACTCTTGAGAGTTTCGAGGAAAGAATCGCCAAATGGCTTGACTGTGGCTCCACTTAACCGAAGGCCTTCCCATGCCAACCAATAGACATCTGACTGCTTTTCATCATCGCGAAACGCTTTGTGAAATCCCTTTTTAGCATATAGCTCAAACGCGTATTCAAGTCGAGGTGTAATTTCGATCTCGGTAACGCTGTTGTCCGCTAGTGTGACTATTAACTTTGCCATGTTGTGCCCCTTTGTTTAGTTTCTTAGAATGTGCCTGTTGATGCGACTGCAACTGTACCACTGACGTTAAATGTCAGGCTTTGCATCCCGATGTCACCGACTGCGCCGTTGATATCTGTTGTGCCGTTGATAAGGCAGGTCATTGTGTAGAGAGGGTTTGTCGCTGAAACAGCGGTTCCCTTTTCCTGTAGAAGAACTACTGTGACGTTTGTTCCCCATGCAGCTTGCAAGGTCGCTAGGACGTTTGCAGAAGCGGTGTCGTTAAGGAAGTCGATTGTGACAGATGATGCCTCAAGGCCTTTTACGAACTTGTGTCCGCCATCGCCCATTGCAGTTACTTCGAGTTCATCAAAGTTACGATTAAGTGTGACAGAAGTCACATGATCAGATAGATCGACAGAGTTAACCTTCACGCCGACCTTGTTGTTTAGAAATACAGCCATGAGATTATTCCTCTTCCTTCTTGATAGTTACTGCCTTAGGTGTTGATGGTGCTACCTGCCCGATCTTGATCAGGAAGGCTTCTTGCTCTTTTTCCCACTCGGACATTTTAGCTCCAACTCGTTAGGACTGAGATATTGATGTTACATGTAAGTAGATCACCCGAGACGGCACTCAGGACGGCAGGAGCCGAAACCTCTGTGACGTTGTAGGTGTATGAGGATGCAGCGAGTAGATTAAACACTCGGACTACATTGTCCTCAATTCCGTTTAGGTTGCCCTCGTTATCGAGCAACGGCACCATGATTGAGATTGTGAAGTTAGCCATTGGTGAGATAGATGCGTGCCATCCGTTAGACGGCGAAATGTAAGGATCGCTAGGAGCGAGGATGACGCTGTTAGCAATAGGGGTTGCAGGTGGGAAGCTAAAGACTGACCACTTAGCATTGTCAATAAGTGCTGTTGCTAATCCTGCTCGGAGTGTTGATATGGCGGCCATTAGCCCACCATCGATCTCGGATCGAGATAAGGCGCAAGCAATCCACGAACGCGTGCTAGGAGTGTATTGCCCATTCTGTAAGGTGAAGGCTGATAGCCATCGATAGTCACTCCGCCGCTTGATGGTGCTTGACGGCTCTGCCAGATGTCAATCGAGATCATGAGAGACGCTTCTTGAATTGCTGGGATCGTTGTGTAGTCTGCGTAAGTCTCAGCTGCTGCAATGCCAAAGGGCTCTACTGTGTGACGTGGATTGTCGCTAGTGTGAGTCGTAGTTATGTTGAATGATCGAGCGTCAACGCCTGTGATTGTCTTGGTGCCGTTGTACTTTGTGCCA